GTCAATATTTTTTCCGTTTTCAAAAAAATCTGTGAATTATTTGTTTTTGATTTGGGTTTTGTCGTTGGGTCGAGTCCGAGGTGTTCTGCTCTTGAATGGGCTTGTGCGCTTCGTTTTCCGTTGACGTGTTCAGCCCCGCGCCTAGCATTGCAGCTTTTGCAACTTGCAACTAGCAGGGTGTCGTCTCCAACCAGATCGTATGGAACCAGGTGGTCGGCTTCGGTTGCGGGTGCTTTCTTGCACCAATGGCAGAGAGGGTTGCCTTCGAGGACTTCTGCTCTTCTCTTGTGGTAGTCGGCTGTGAATTTTCTTTTGCTCATGGTTGCCCCCTGCTACCGCGCCCCCCCGAGGGGGCTTGGTCTCTTTCGTTGTGGTCGGGTGTTGTGTAATGCTCGCCCCCCGCGATTCCAGTATGTCTCTGAGGTTGCCGGATGTTTGACATCGTTGGACGGTCACCATTCACATTTATGACGTTTGGACGCTGCACAGTTGCCCGAGGGCAGACTGCTCGACCCGTGTTCCCACGTTTTCTACGAACCATCTGCAACTGATGATGTCGGCTTGCTTGACTCAATTGTGTTGGCATCTTAGTCCTTGCGTATCCCCTGAAGGATTGCTATCCCGATACTTAACAGAAGGATGTACCAGGCGACAACAATCATCCGATGGTACCTAACCGCTTGACCCCTGGCTTGAACAGTTGTACGCCTTCTGGGAGCTTCTGAGGGAACTCTGGGAGGTCGGTCATGGAGTACAGGCGATAGTCCTTGATGGTGAAGCAGTCCTTGTAGATTTCTTCGTTGTTGTTGATTACTTCTTGACCTGTGATCCAGCCCTCGATGAGGACTCTGTTGTCTCGTACTTTGCAGTGAATGAAGTTATGGGTTGGGTCGTCGCGTCTGCGGACTTTGATTGTGTTCTCTGCGTTCTCTGTTGTTCTGACTTGATAGTCGAGGACGTCGAAGCCGTTTTGGTTTTCTTGCCATTGCCAGTCAACGCCGAAGACTTTTGCAACTGCGACTTCTCCGAGTGATCCGGTGATGTGGGATTGCCACCAATGCTGGAGGTGGTATGGGCGGTCTGATGCTCCTGGGCGTTGGTGTTTGAACATGGCGTCGATGCGGTGTTCGATGCCTCCTGTGCAGGCAAGGCGGACTTCTTCTTTGGTGAGGAAGACTCTGATTTGTTGTCTCATTGGACGCGCCCTTTGCGCCCGAGGCGGTCTGCGATGACGTCTAGATCACGGGGACGCCAGAGGTGGTATTCGATGCCTGCCGTGATTAGGCATCGGGCGTACTTTTCTTGTTCTGCTGACAGTTTTCCGTCAGCTGTTTTTAGTTCGCAGAAGATGACGCCCCTGGATGGGATGGATGTTGAGACAAGGACAAGGTCGGGGAATCCGTTGCCGTCTGACCGCCATACGCCAGGTCGAGGCGATGAGGGTGAGGCGTGGAAGACGAGCCATTGTTGCATCCGCGCAAGTTTGATGACTTGGTCTTGAAATATCTTTTCTGAGACGGTCATCGGGAGTCTTTTCCCAGAAGGAATCCGCACATGAAGAGGCTGATGCACATGATGATGAGCATGAGGAAGTCAACCATTAGAACGCCTCCTCAGGCTCTTGTTCCGGTGCAGGAGGGTTGCTCTTTATCGTGTCAATGAATGCTGAAGCTTCGCGTTTTGTCCAGCCCTGTATCCCGCTCGGGACTGTGCGTCCGATGGATTTGCATACGGCGCGGATCATGTTCAGTTGCTTTTCTGAGGCAAGGTTGGACGGCTCTGTGACGCTTCCGCCTTCTGTCGGTCGTGAGGTCATTCTGTCCACCTTCTGCATCTCTTCGCGCGACGGGCGTTTTGTCCAGTCGGTTGACGAGGCGAAAGAACAGTCAGCGAGCGCCCGTCCGATTGCGGAAGTGGCTGCATTCTCAATATGGCTTGTCTTGTTGACGTTGTTAGATCCGCGTATCTCTTCTGCAAAGTCGGTTGCAACTGGTCGGTCATCTTCACGGTCGACATAGATGTCAGCCTGGACAATGACGCGGTCACCTTCAAATGTGATGAGTTTTGTGATGACTCGTCCTTCAGGATGTTTCTCCCAGAAGCGAGCAAGACGCGAGGCGACTGGCTCGTAGTCCTCAATGCTCATTTCGGTTCAACAATCCACTCGATGACGGCTTTCATCTCTTCGTTGTAGCTCATGCTCGGATGGCGCATCCGTTCAGCAGCGTTGCGCATCGTCATGATAAGAGCAATTGCCTGACTGATTGTTGAGCCTTCTTCAAAGCGCATTTCTCCGTCAAGTTTGACTGACAGATTCATAAGACGCGCAATGATCTCGTCGGTGGTTAATTCCATGATGTTTCCCTCATCTTTCGTTACGACCCTGAAGTCGCTTTCCAATGCCCGAGACCTCCGTTGTCGAAGAGGTACCGAGCGACCCTGACATTACACGACGGATCCTGTAATGCGCGGATGACATCAGGCTTCTTACAGACTGCCCGTGTCACGGTTGCCCAAGAGCCTTGAATCTGCATGAGTCCTACATCGGGTCGTCCGGTGCTTCGGCGGACTGGCGACACGGATCGAGGAGTGCAGCGGGACTCGCGGTACATAATTCTCGAGAGCGTTGGCACAACCTTTGCGGGGAAATGCTTGCGCAGCAGAGCTTCCCATTGCGGACAAGATTGCGCAGCTGCTATTGCGGGTGCGGGGATGGATAATGCGGTGATGAGGGCGATTGCCATGATTCTCTTAATCAACCTTTTCAACTTCTGTAATCGAAGCGAACGTCATCCAGGGAGCGCGCCTTGTGGCGACTGTGACTTTGACGATTTCTTCTGTTGCCGGATCCGTGAAGATCTGGACGAGGGTTAGTTTGTCCTTTGACCATAACGGGTAATAACCCCATGTGGGAAGCATCATCGGTTAGCCATCATTTTGAGAAAGAGCCAGCAACTGACCCATCCCATTATGAAACTGTAAATGAATTGTGTATCGGTCATGGCGTTTCCCTTCGCTCGACTGGTCTAGATGTTGTAACACAGGCGAGCGTCTAGGTGGCGGATTCGACCTCGGAACCAATGAGGGAAACACAAATGATTCCGAGGTCTAGCACGAGGGGAAAATATCCTCGGGCGATTTAAGGCTTTGGCAATGCCCGCCAAGCGGCTTCAAATGCTTCTGCGGTTTGCTTTGCCATCTCGAAGTGAAGCCAGTTTGGCGAGCCTTGATAGGAGCCTGCGTTGTCGTCGGCGGTATAAATCTTGACGCCTGTCTTGCCTTCGCCCCTGGAGCATCGGTAGCCCGCGCCGTAAGAGCCGTATGCATACCAATGCAGTTCGCATAGTCCGAGGGCTTTTGAATTGGCAAGGAACCAATCCCACATCTCACGGGCTTGTGCTTCGTCTTTGTATTGAATGTCAGCTGCGTATCCGGTGGCGTGAACGCTCAAACTTGCCCCTGATCGCATCGGGCGATTGACGTATGTCCCAAGTGATTTAGTTCCCCAACGTTTTCCACATAGTTCAACAAGTTTTGCTGTTACGGGTTGTGTGGCTTTGCCGTCCCATGATGGATAGTAAGGGTAAACGCGGTTGCTCATTCTTTGTCCTTATTGTTCTGGTCTCCCTTGATTCCATTCGAAGCGAGGAGCCCCGCCAAAACGCCACTCATGGTGAGAGTGAGCGGACTGAGGATTTTCCACGCCTCTGCGTCGTTCGGTGCTTGATCCAGAGGCTGCACCACAAACAGCAGTCCGTACAAAAGTACGAACACTGTGCCGACAAATGCGACAGAGATTGCTAATCCGACGATCAAAATGAGTCGTCCTTTGATTTCATTGTTGGAGAGTCTTGGTCGAAATTTCATTGGCATCGTCCTGTTCCTATTTCGTTCGGTGCAATTGTTGCTGCCGAAAGTGCTTTGTTTTTTACGCGTTCACAGTTGACGCGGGTACGATCTGCGCAAGCGGTCAGAGATGTTAAAAAGACCAATAAAATTAGGCTTTTACGCATTACGCAGGACCAATATCTTCAACAAGCATAAACGCTTGGCGTGTTGCGCTTCGAGAGGCAGTCAGAGAACCTACGCCGCCGTAAGTCAAAGAGGCAGTAAGCGAAACAGTTCCAGCTGTAAAAGTAGTAGTAAATACTTGATTTCCTTGACCGCTGACGCTTGTCGAAACTGCTGCAATACTTTGCGCAATTGTCGTTGCCCCGTTTTTAATAGTCATGGTGGCTTCACCGACTCCAGAGGAACAAAAGAGTACAGGCTCAAAATATGTGATTTTGTAGTTGCGGTTAGCAATAGCCGTAAAGTTTGACAAAGTAATCTGAGTTGCAATGGTTGTAATTGGCGAATCAGAAGTGATTTTTGTTTGCAACTGCATGGTGCTGAAACCGAAAGCGTTTTGCTGTGCAGCTGTCAGGATTGCTCCTGAAACGAATGTTGTATTTGGTGCTATTGCCATGTTGTGTCTCCTTTAGAAACTGAGAAGCCCTGTGTCCAAAATTCCAAATACGGAATCATTGAGGGTCATGTATTGGTTTTGGTCTGTTGATTCCATTGTAAAGCTCACAATATGTGAGCCTGGAACGATTCGATGTTCAATTCCTGAAGTGATCAGGGTTTGCGATTCTGACGCAGGACTTCCAGTTGAGAAGTCTTTCTGAACTGAAATAATTGACGTTAAGTCAATGGCGAAGATGATTAACCATTGCGCTGATGTAAGAGCTGCAAGTTCGCATGAGATGCCAGTAAAGCGGACAACGGGGTTGCGGTACTTGCCAAGAAGGTACGCCCCAAGACCGTTGACTTCTGTCGTTGTTGAGTTGAGCAATTGGAGAAGGTTGTAGTTTTGGGACTGGTAAAGAGCAATTGACGTCGAGTCGGAATTTGTTTGTGCAGCTCCTGCGGGTGACTGCGTGACAATGTAGTTGTAAAGAAGTTCTGATCCGTATTGGTTGACAAGGCTCATGTATGGAATGCCGGTGCCGTCGGTGGTAAATGATGCTCCGGAGATGGGGTTGAGAACACTTGACCTCCCCTTGAAGGTGAGACTTCCATCGGCTGCCGTAAAAAGATACCCCTGTTCGGATGTGTTGACCTGCTGAAGATAGTTGAGGACGTTTGTGTCCTGTGTGACCGCGTAAGCCCCCAAAGTCGAGGTTCCTGTACCGATAGACCTTGTGCCTTGATAGTTGATCTCAGGGCGGTCTAGGACGGTGCTGACGCGAACTCCTGAGGTCTCTGCGGACGGGGTAAAAGCATTTAGTTGTTGATTTGCCAGGGTGCCGAAAGCGTCAACGCATCGAGCGAACATTCTGCCCTGGTTGGCGTTTTGATAGTCAAGGTTCCAGTCCTCGACGTATCCCGTGTATATCGGGGTGCCGTTGGCGTAGATGATGATGGGCGAGCGAGGCAACACGAACGGGTAGTAAATCGAGGCGGTGTTGAGCGGGTCAAGGATGCGGGAGTTGTTGTTAAATACAACCTGTGCGGTTCCTGCGTTGAACTGATCTAGTTGGCGGTTGCGTCCGCGCTTGATGTTGACCGACAGAACAAGTGACGTCAGGTCGGCATAGGCGAGACCGCCGAGGGTGCCTGTGTTAAGCAGACCGAAGACGGCATCGTCAAGTTGGAAGGGTGTGCCGAATCCTGTGGTTGTCTGGAATCCGACGAGGACTTGGTATGTGGGAACGGTCATTAGAAGGTGACCGCCGGTGCGAAAACCTGCCCTGAGTTGCGTTGTGCTACAAGAATGGCGTCGATGATGTCCTGACCAACTGTGGCAGGGGACGAGATAAGTCCTGCGTCAATGTTGAATGTGACGTTGGCGAAGTCAATGCCAGCAAGCCCGCCCGCCATTGTGTTAGATCCTGTTCCTGTTGGTATTGCCGAGAGCGGTGGTTCTGAGTTTTGGATTCTGCCTGGCGCAGCTGCTGCAACTGTCGGCGGAGTCAATGCACTTGGGATTGCAAGAGCGCTCTTTTGTGACTCTTCAAACGCTCGAACGCTTGACGTTGACCCGCCACCGCCACCGCCACCGCCAATTTTGGGAACGCTGAAACCTTTCCCTGCAAGAGCAGCCCCGACGACGCCTGTGTATTTAATCCAATCTGGAAACTGAAAACTAAAACCGCCAACTGTGTTATTCCAACCGTCTTTTATTTGATCAAAAACTGCCATAACAATTCCACCAAGAAATTTGAAATACGGAACGGCAACATTCATGACATACCATTTAATGGCTCCAAAGATGTCGTCAACAACGGCGCGGAATCCTTCAAACTTTGTGTATGCAATTGCTAAAGCTGCGACAACAAGACCCACCGCAATAACAATTAAGCCGATTGGGTTCAGAGCCATTGCAATGTTAATTAGGACAATTGCTGCTGCAATGCTTGCAAGTGCAACGCCAACAATCGTAAAAATTTCGGGGTTGTCTTGCGCCCATTTTGCAAACTTGTTGACGAGCGGAAGAACAGCGTCAAGGACGGGTATGAGGGCTGCGCCGATTCCTTCTTTTAGTTCAGCAATGCCAAGGGTGAATTTTGCAAGTTGTCCTTCTGTGGTGTCGCCCGCTGCCTTGCCAAATCCGCCAAAGTTTTCAGTAAGTTTTTCGGTGATGGCTCCAAAGTCTTTTGACTTGATAAGTCCTTGATCAAGTCCTAGACCTAGTTTTCCGAGGGCGTTGGTGTTGCCGTCGTAGCCTTTTGCCAATGCTGCCGTGACTGTTTCAAGGCTCTTGCCAGATCCTTTTGAAATGTCAACTGCCAGGGCAAGGAGTTCTTGGGCTTTTGTGACGTCTCCTGTGCTTCGAGACAATCGAGCCATAGCCGGACGAAGTTCATCGTCGGCGGTGTTAGTCGACAACATGAGGGTGTCAATGAATTGTCCGTTGGCTTTAATTGCTTCGTCTGTTGCGGTTGTTGATTTGCCGAGGGCAATGGCGAGAAGGTTGGCTGCTGCTTGGTCTTCAATGGCTGCTTTTGCACAGTCAAGAAGTCCAGCTGCTAATGCTGCAATGGCGATGCCTGCAGGGACGGCTGCTTTTTTAATTGCGAACTGTGCCTTTTCGCCGTT